CTTTTTCTCTATGTGGACCCATCTTTGCAACACCACTTCTAGCAGAAGTTCCAAATGAATCTTGTGCATCCCTATTTGCCCCAGGGTTACCAGCAATAACTGTAGTATAAAGATCTTCTAAATTAGCGCCTTGTGTAGACATACCTGCACCTTCAAATCTGTCCTTTAAAAATGCTGCTACTGAAATCAATTGGTTTCTAAATGACATACCTTCTACAACGCCATACTTTTGACGTTCAGACGGTCCAAATTGAATAAGACCCATGTACTGTCCACCTTGTCCTCCCCATTGATTTGGGCTGTAAGTACCTCCTGTCTCGAATCCAATAATAGTAGCTAGATCAATTGGATTGACCCCTAACTCCTGAGCTGTTTCTACAAGTGCATTTGTATCGTCAACAGGTGCAACTCCAGTACCAGTCATACTAGCTCTCACAGGACCAGCTGTACCTGTAAGGTAAGCCGTGCCACGAGAAAGTCTAGTTGTAGACATTTTCTCAAAATCAGTGAATAACTTTTGAACTGAAGGTACTTGATCAAAGATAGCTTCTTCAGCTGGTGAGGGTGTTATCAACTTTCTATTCGTACCATACTTTTCATTAGACGCTTGAATCTGTTCATTAATAGCAGCTATAGGGTTTATTCCTGCAAGTTTAGCTGAATATTGAATATTCACTGGAATCTTAAAAGTACCATTATCAGCATAATAAGAATTTATAGTAGTTTCAATTTGAGTTTCAGATAATACAGCATTTGGTATACTAAAGATACTACCAACGTTTGCATTATTTTTTAAAATTAGTTTATTTAATTCATCACGTTGTTCTTGAGAACTAGCTGATAATGCTTGACTAGTGCCTTGAATGTTTGGAAAAGTTGGTTTATTAAGTGCACCTGTTTCTCCATAAAATTTGTTTGTTTTATCTGTTGCACCTTTAGCAACATAATCTGTAAGCTGTGCATAAGCTTGATCAGCAGCTGCATCAACAGAGACACCTTTATCAACTAAAGATTTAAAGAAATATTTGTATTCATTTTTAAGAGCATTAGTCACCATAATAGTTGTACCAGAACCTGCTCCTTCTACAGTAGGGTCGAATTTTGTTAATGTCTTAGCTTCAGAAACTAAACTTTTCTGCAGTGCATCATACTTAGGACCATACTTAGCTGTTTCTTGTTCTTTAAATGCTTTGATAGCAGCAAGTTGTAATTTAGGGTTTTCAATAGCATCAACAAATTCTTTGTCTAACGTTTTAGTTCTAGCTCTAGCTTGAATAGTTGCTACTTCAGCATCATAATTTTCTTTTAACGCTGCTTTCTTTGCGCGTACATAACCACTAGGCAATGGTTGATTAGGAAATTTTTCGTAAAATTCTTTTTCAAATGTTGCAGCACCTGCTAAGTCTCCTTGTGCGTCAGCATTTTCAAAGTACTCTTGCATTTGTGGTAGTGCTTTATTGGCAAAATCTTTGGCTTCTTGCCTGGTAAAAGTATCGTCATCACGTCTGTAATCTGATAGAGCCTTACGTCTAGCAGCTATGGCATTTTGATACCTTTGACTATTACCATGTGATTCAAGAACAGTCTTATCACCTAATAGCCTGGTTTTGTCTAACTCATCTATTGAATACCGAAATGTACCATCAGCATTTCGTGCTTCGTATAAAGAAAAGAAATTCTTTAAAGCACCTTCTCTACCAAGTTTAGGGTTTTTTAGATCAAACAGAAAAGCAGCTTGAACTTTACCTTGAGTCCTTAAATCTTCTCCTTGTAAAGCAAGGTTAGCATAAATAACTTCAGTTTCCTTTGCTGCTGCTTGTCGTATTGAAGTAGAATTAAATTCATCAACAAATTTATTAGATTTTTCTAAAAACCCAGGTTCAAGTGAATCAATATTTAAACCAGTTGAGCCACGTAAACTATTCTGTATCTGACCTAATACAATACGTCTGCGGTTAGCATTATTTACAGCTTCTATTCCAGAAAATTTATTTCCCTCTTCATCAGTAAAAATAGCTTCAGTACCTTGAAGTGCTCTATTAACAAGCATTGGGGTTTGTTCTATAATAAGTTCATTATAGTAACCCTTCTTCCAATAGTAACCTCTACCAGGATTAGCTGCAAGACTTTTAGCTGTTTCTAAAGATGAGCTAAAACCTTTAGCACCATCCAGCTGTACCTTCTGATCATATACTTCTGATTCAACATCAATCTGACTTTCAGCTGTTGCAAAGTCATTTTGTAGTTCAGGACTATTAAGATATTCTTGACGACGGGCTTGAGCACCTTCTGCTACCTGATCCACAATCATCTTCTTAGTTCTTTCAGCAGCTTGATCACCAAGAGTTTTACTAAAACCAATTAATGATTTTACTGCTGACTCACGAGTTTTAGCTTTTTTATCAGCTTCTGCTAGATTGTATTTACGCTCAGCTTCCATATCTGCGCGTTCAATCTTTTGATTCTGCTCTCTAATGTTTTGATTTCTAATACGTGCGTCCTGTTCATAAGCAGAGTTTGCCTGCATTGCTCGCAGATCATCTTGTCGCTGCTGATTTGTAGCGTCACGTTGTCTTTCTAGGTTACGGATTACCCTGTTACCTTCTTCTTCCATTCGAGCAATACCAGCCCTACTAAGTTGAATAGGTTGGAATCCTCTTGTTTTTGTAGCGGGTTGGTATTGTAGTCGTGCCATAGTTAGTTAGTTAGTTAGTTAATAATGTTTAGCCTATACTATTGCTTCCGCCAAGTGTGTTTCCAGACATATTACCAAAGACGTTGGAGGTGTTAGAAGACCAATCATATGAACCAGTAGGGTCAAATATACCAGGAGACGCGGCAGAGCCAAACGTATCGCTAGTTAAGTTACCCAAAACATTATTCTTTCCGCCGAAAATATCCTTAGCGGTGCCGATGCCGCCCATGACCGTCAGGACAATATCAGCTACATCATCTGCTACACCAAGAACTGAATCAAGTCCTGTAGCTACACGCTCACTCTTAGGTACTCTAGGTGCTTGACGTTTAACTGGCTTCACAAATGTACGATCTGGTCTCATCTGTGGTTCAGGTGCATAATCAAATTTCTCAGGGAATATATTTAAGTTTGCATAAGCTTCAAGATCTCGTCCCATTTGCTGTAAGCCAATCTGTTGGATGTTGCGCTCCATTTGCAAAGTAGCACTCTTCATGTTAGCGTCAAGAATTCTATTGTTATACTCAACTTCTTCTTTAGCTCTATCAATACCAAGTTCAATCATATCTAAATTAAGACCAACTTGGGTTTCTGCTAGACTAGAGTCAACTAATATCTTTAGCAAATCTACACCAGCTTTATTTCTAGCACCAGATAGACTTGCATCAAGAGCAACTAAACTACGAAAAGATTCAGCAGCAGTAGATTGTAAGGTTTTTTTACGTGACACACCAGCCTGTCCTAAGGCAGCTTTGCCAGTTTTCTGTAATCCTTCAACAAACTTAGCTTCTTTTTCAAAAGTATTTTTAGTAGTAAATTCATTTAAGTTTTGTTGAATTGTCTGGCTGCCGATCCTACGATCACTTTTAATGCCGTATAATTTTGCACCTTGCTCTAACTTTTGAATACCTCCTTTCTTTATTTCACCCATCAAATCAGAGTGCATTGCTTCGCGTTGAAACGCTTGCTGTAAAGCTAGGTCTTGCATAGAAGCTTTTAGATCTTCTCTTGCTAATGTATTTGCAGCTTGATTAAAACCAATCTGTGCACCATAAATTTCTTGGCTTTTTGCATATTTAGCTAAATCATTGGCATATGTAAAATCTTGTATTTTCTTACCATATTCCCAATTAGTAACAGCAGTTTCATATGAAAACTGACGTTCTTTTTGAAAATTAAAAACATCTGCTGCATAAGTTTCTAGATCAAATGCATAGTTAGCTTCGACTTGTCTGTTTACCTCTTTTTGCGCCTCTCTGTCTTTGGCACGTCCTTCTTTGTTTCTGTCTCTGCCTGTTACCCAATCAGAGACTGTACTAACTACATTACCAAATGGCATGGTTATCTTCTCCTATAGAATCGTGGTGAATAAATACCTTCCCATGTCATTGATACTAATGATACAGGGTAAGGAAAACTGCTTGTCACTTTAAGTTCAAAATTTGTGTTACGTTGATGGATTGGTATAGTGAATTGACGTTCCTGTGTGATGGGACTACTATCTGCTAGATACGTACCAGCATCAGTTACGTACTCTACATTTCTCCATTCATCAGAACCACCAGCTTTTACTTTAAATAAAACTGGACCTGTCCTACCAATAGAAAATGTAACTCTTGATATAGTTAATGGAGCTGTATAATCAGATGTAGTAGAATCTTTTTTATAATAAAATTTAGGTAAGCTTGCTTCAAAATTATAATTATAACCTATAACTATACCATCAGCATAGCTTGTATAATCACCTTGAACTTCAAAGTAGCGATAACCTGTACCAATTTCAGTACGTTCGACAGCAGTTAAATAAAATCCAGCATCAGCATCAACTGCTGCAGCTGTACCTACATCTGCTGTTGGTACACTAAGAAGCATAACACCTTCCTTCTGTTGTATTGGTGTATAAGGTGTGTAGATTTTAGTAACCTCATTGGTTGCATCATACACCACCGCATTGACACCTGTGGCAGGTTGTACGGGCCTTGCAGCCATGTCTAGGCATGTATTACCAGAGATGGTTGTAGCGCTTACCTCAGAGCTTCCTGTAGGGATCTCATCAAGGATGACGTGACCTATTGAATACTCATCCTCATGTTGAGAAATAATGACTACAGAATCATTGATAATTTTTGCAGATTGAATAGTTCCCGGTAGTTGCCATTTAGTCCATGCTTGAAATAAATCTTTTTCACCATTATTATAAAATCTATAGAGGTATAGATATGATGTACTAGTATCGATTAATAGTATAGCGGAGTTTTGCGGACTAACACTTAAATCATCAATAGTATCAGGTAACCATTCAAGTACAACCTTACTAATATCAACAACAATAGGGTTTTGTTCTACATCACGTAGTTGTAAACTAAACAGTTTACTATAACCAGGTACTCTATTTACAAAGGCTGCTGTAACACCAACATCAATAGGAGATATGTCAGTTGCCATTTCATAATTAGACAAGGATCTAATTACGGTTGTAGTTGGAGTCAGTGTACTAGAATCTGTAGCTAACACTTGAAATTGCTGACGTGCACTAAATAGCATTAAACCTTGTGGGGAAGGTAATACATCAGACAAAGTAACAGGTCTGATACTAGATACATTTAAGTCAATAGGATCTGAATCAACCTGAGTTAGAGCTGATTTAACAAAAAAATTATAATTATCATTAGCTACTCCAAAGAATACATTGTCTTGTGATAACAATCCAAACCTATTAGAATAGAAAAAAGTAGTTGTAATTGTTTTGCCGATAAAAGATGGTAAAGGACTAGTTTCATCATTACCTGATTCACGGGCTGACCATGAAATAGGGTTAAATGCAAAGGTTGTTGGACCTGTATTTGCTAGTTCATGTGGCATAGTTGCTGCATCTAAACCAGGAGATACATCAAGAGCTACTGTTTCTTCCCAGTAACCCCTACCTCTATTAAGTGTAGTATCATATGCAACAAATCTTACATGGTAATCATCTTCAGAATTAGTTGTATTACTAACGGTTAGATGATGTCCACCAAAAGATTCTAAAGGAAGTTTAGCAGCAGTTGCTACTTCATCTTCAAACGCTTCTATAGCAACATTATTAAGACCACCTTTAGCATCAATATCAAAAGCTACAGGAGTGCCAGTGACAGCACTGTAATCAGTTACAACTGCATTAGAACCTGTACTACGTTTAATAACAAGACTATCAGGATATCCTTCTAAATACCACCTTCCAGCAAAAGCTGCATTACCTGCTGTATGCTGTGTTTCGATAACTTCTTTAATTTTATCAACAAGGTGATGACTTGTATTTACATTAGAAGAGTCATACAACAACATGTCATCAAATGTTGTACTATTTTGACTTGTTACTGTAGCTGCAACATTCTGAATAGTAACAGTATACTCATAACTATCTACAAGTGTGACAAGTTTAAGAGTAGCAACAGTCTTTGGGGTATAAGTACCATTTGGTTGCATAGCAGCAACAGCAGTCTTATTAGTAATAAGTGTGGTATCTTGAATACTACGGAAATGATAATCATTTTTTGTAGTACCAGTTAGGTATGAACCAGCATTATTAGTAACTGTACACCATGTACCATCTGCTGATGTCCATACATAAATGTTCGCACCTTTAATAGCACCAATATATGAACCAGCAGCATCACGTTCCATAAAGAACCATATAGCACCGTCTAGTTCAGTTTTAGTGAAGTTAGTGCCGTCAGCTTTTTTTAAAGTGTTGGTAAATTTCATGCCTGGTCTTTTTAGTAGACCGTAGGTAGGATCAGGGTAACCATTTATACATTCAGTTACTTGTCCTAATAATTTTTTGTCATCATTTTGTCGGGAGACACCACCAAGAAAGTTTGGTATTAACTGGGTTACTGCTGGCATTAGCGTTGTAAAGTATGGAACGGTTGATAGCTTTGATAGAAATTACCACCTTTGGGACTACCAAAGAATGAGTAATCACCTTGATTACATTCGTATTCTAAAGCATTAGATTTAGCAAAAGCTTCTTTTTGTAGTAAGATTTGATATTGATTAGGATCACCAATAATTCTACTAGATACAATTGCTGCTGCTTTAGCAATGATAAAAGCTTGGATAACAGTAGGAATACTAGGCCAATCAAAGTACCAAATAACATCTACGTGTAAGGTAGCATCAGTCCAAGTAAATGAATGAGCAGTCTTATCATAAAGTTTGCCTTCACGATTAATACTATCTCTATCTAAATTTTGGGTGTAAGTTCTATTTAAATCCATATGAAGTATATTGTTAGCAATAATTACTTCATTAGATGAGTCAGGTGTAATTGGGTAGTCTTGTTCTTTATTAAAAGACCAGCCTTCTGATTGTACTTCACGAGACACTTCTCTTAGGGTGTTGAGTGCAATCGCAACGTCCGGGTTGGTTTGTGTTTCAATTCTACTTGTAGCAATTGATTGTGTTAAGATCTGACTAGAAACAGTCTGAGAGATATTAACAGTGTAGCTATATGTAACAGGGTCTGTAGCTGGTGATACTTCCACGCCTGCAACGGCAATAGATGTACCGACAGTTACACCAGGTCCACCGATATAGGTGCCGACTGGGATATTAGCTGTAGTAGTAGTTAGAGTGGTGCCGGAAATAGAACCAGTAAAGCTTGAAACTTTATTTAATACAAAAGTTTCATCAGTTGTCAGTGTAGTGACCGGAGCCTGACCAACTGACGCCAGGATCTGATTAACAGCTTGTAGCTCAGTATTGGAGCCAGTAGTAGGGAAGGCCATAAATTGATAATGAGTATTATTCTCAATAAAGAATTAAAAAAAAGGAGCCTCCGAAGAGACTCCCGTTGGATATAAAAATATCAGAAATCAGAAGGAGCAGAAGCACCAACATACAATTCAACACTAGCAGCAGGGTTGAGATAATCACACCCACAAGCCAAACGACCGAGCATTACGTCACCCTGGTAAACCACGGAGACATCTCCACTGGTTACTTGAACCTGAGGACCAATTGCTTCAACCATACCGGCTGCTTCTTTCTGGAAGATAAGACCACAGGACTTAGAACCGAATTCGGTTGCAGTACCATAATCATTATTGATTCCAGTTTGAGCACCAGATGCATCTTCAAGGGATTCAGCCACGAAGTCACCAGTGTTACCAGGTGCAGTTACACCAGTTGTACCGCCGTAAGCAGTACCATACTTGCCAAGGAACGGAATGTTCATTGACTTGTAGATCTGAATACCAGCAATTTCGATGATGCCGTTACCAGACTGCAAGGCAGTACCCTGAGAGTCACGATTAACCAGACCGTTGGAACCAACAGCTTGAATCAATTCGTAGTACTGACGGGGGTTCAATACGGCCACACGGCCATCTGAACTAACTCCCTTTTCGTCAAGGGCAGCAGCTGCATCATAGAATGCAGATACCAAGTTAGCAGCAACATAAGCATCAGAATCATTGGTAGTTGCACCAACACGAATCTGAGTACCACCAGGCTCAACATAACCAGTTGCACTGATAGGTGAAGCCTTACGTGCACCACGTGCAATAGCACGGAATGCAAGACGGTCATACTTTTCTGCAAGAGCGTAGCCGATCTTACGTGAGATCTCAGAACGAAGATCGTAATGAGAAAGTACTTCGTCCAATTCGTAGACGAAAGCTGAACTGATCAACAGGTCATCAACTGTGATCGTCTTCTCAGCCACAGGAGGTGCACCATTGGAGTCACCAAGAATGCTGTTACCAGGCGTATGAAATTCACTTTTGGTACGACCTGTGAAGATGAACTGCAATGATTTGCCGTTCTTAAGTGTACGCTTCATGATCAAGTCACGAGCGATTGTATTATTCTGGAAGCCTTTGAACATTTCGCCACTGAACAACTTAAGGTACAGTGCGCGTTTGTCGCCAGCTAGGTTAGCCTGACCCAGCTGTGTAAGCTGAGAGGGGTTAACTGAAGATTGAAAAGCCATTTTTTTAGAGAGTTAATTTATACGACTCTCAAAGATCTTTGAGTTATTTAATTTTATTGTGGTCTATCCCACCGTCTAGACGGCAAAGGGTATCCGCGTACGGGCCTATGCCAATAGTGATGAGGGGAATTGCACCCCTCTTTAAGATCTATCTCACTTAACCAACAACTGGTGCAACTAATGCAACAGGTGTAGATTCAGTTGATGCAAGGTCAAGTGGGAAGTTATGTGCATTACGTTCATGCATTACTTCCATACCAAGACCAGCACGGTTCAAGACATCAGCCCAAGTATTAACTACACGTCCTTCTGATGACTGAATGGATTGGTTAAAGTTAAAACCGTTCAAGTTAAATGCCATAGTACTGACACCAAGAGCAGTAAACCAGATACCCACCACAGGCCAAGCAGCAAGAAAAAAGTGAAGACTCCTGCTATTATTGAATGACGCGTATTGAAAGATAAGGCGACCGAAGTAGCCATGCGCTGCAACAATGTTATAAGTCTCTTCTTCTTGTCCGAACTTGTAACCATAGTTCTGACTAATATCTTCAGACGTTTCACGTACAAGGGAAGACGTGACCAATGATCCATGCATAGCTGAGAACAAGCTCCCACCAAATACACCAGCAACCCCCAACATGTGGAAGGGGTGCATAAGGATGTTGTGCTCGGCTTGGAACACCAACATATAATTAAAAGTACCGGAAATGCCAAGAGGCATAGCGTCTGAAAAAGAACCTTGTCCAAAGGGATAAACAAGGAATACAGCGGATGCCGCTGCCACGGGTGCGGAGTATGCAACAAAGATCCAAGGCCTCATTCCGAGTCGGTAACTAA